CTCTTTGATAGATTGTTGTTTCTTTTCTTTTGTAATGCGTCTGATAAAAGCATAGTAGATAATCTGAGTAAAGTAAGCAAAAGGGTTCTTTGATTTCTCTGGGTCAAACTTATCTATATATTGTAAACAGTTTTCAATACCGTCACTAATCATTTCTTCACGATAGGTGTAGTTGATAAAGTTTGGACGATACGATAAATGGTTCGCAATCTTTAAAATGCACTCACCAAGATAGTTACTAATTTGGGGTGTTGGTGCACCAGCTTCTTCTGCCTCTTTGAGTAGTTCTTTTCTCTCAATGATTGCTTCTAAAAACTCTTTATTATTTACATAATGAATTGGCTTTTTCTTCTCGCGAGCCATGTTTGTGTTCTCCTATGACACATAATCCCCAAACAATCCAATGATTACTTCAACAGCATCTTCTAATTCGTTTAGACGCCATGCAGCATTGCATTTGATTAGGGGATGATCTAACAACTGGTTATCATCTGAAACAACTATCAAAGGTTTATTCAGACCAATAGTCCAACCGATCTCTATTAGTGTTCCAATAGAAGGTCGTCTATCGTTATATACTTTTGGAAGGTATGCCAACACCAAATCACTGGACATTGTATCAAGCCAGTTCTTTGCGTTGATTGATCGTGGGTCACTCCACAATTTATCAACTGCACCTGGGTCATCATACCTCATACCCGGTTGCACTGGTTCACACCGTAGAGGAGAGATGCCAATAATGTTATCTGGTAACATTAGGTCAACTTCTTCTCTCCAAGCTGTTCCTTCTTCTTTCGTTAGTCCTGCGATTGGTCCCGCAAGGTACACATACTTTTTCATACTCATTTCTAAATGCCTTTTTTGTTTCGACACTTATAAGTATAACAGGTTTATGGGATATTGTCAAGACCTACGGCAGCCCAATCGACATCATCCCAACCGGCATCTCTTTCTACATTTACGGCATGGGCTTTGATGCCTACATGGGGACTGATATCGTTGATGAGTATTCTACCACTGTCGGCATATCCCATAAGGAGAAAGTCAAAAGGAATCCCTAACCTTCTTAGTTCGGACTCTGTTCTTTCTCTTACGGACTCTCGTCTGCCTGTGATGAGGATGATACGATGACCAGCAGACTCCCACCTTCTCATTCTTACTAACACTCCGGGGAGAAGTGTGTGATCTCTTTCTACTATTCTTTGGTGACCACCATCAAGGAACTTAGTTAGAGTCCCGTCAATATCCACGATCAGAGTTTTCAATTTGTTTTCCTAAAATCCTTGACAAATGTTATTTTATATGATACCCTTAGCTATAGCGTTCGCCGAGAAGATGAATATAGCATTAATGGAGTATTCTTTTAGTATCATTATCTAGTATCTCTTCCTCATCATAATCACTATCACCTTCCATTAGATTGGTTAGTCTTTCTATATTACCTCTAAGTCTATCTAATAGTTCTTCTTCAGTCTTATCACCATCAGCTGATTGTTCATCCATAGATTCCTCTTTAGACTTTTTAGCTATCATCTTATAATATAATGTTACTTCAGGAGATAGATCAGCTGAACTAAGTATCTTATGTTTCTCAATAACAAAGTTAATATCATTAGTGAAACTCATCCATCTCTGTAGACCAGTATGTTCTACCATATGATCTCTCCTTTCACTTACTATTTGTTTGGTTACAGACATAGGTGATTCCACAACTATAGCATCATCATATTCGGATAACACCTTACATAAGATATCTGTCCCGTCTATAAGCTTTAGAACTTTAAACTCTGATTTACTTTGTTGATACTCCATCATCTATTTATTAGTCTCCAACTTAACGGGTACAATGTCATAATCAAATCCTTCTTTAGAATAGATTTGTATTCTTTCATGTAAATGTTTCAATGTGTAATTCTCTTTACCATTATAACGCAAGTCATCTGCTATGTCAAAGAGCTCTAGTTCTTCTTTATCTTCAGCAACACGGAGACCACGACCAATAGATTGCAACACCTTTATCTGTGACTTGTAAGGTGATGCAAAGATGATTGCATGAATTCTTTTTATGTTTACACCAGTAGAGAATGTTCCATAAGATGCAACGATAACAGAATTATTCTCCTTCTCCACTAACTGCCTTACTTTCTCCCTATCATCTGTAGGTGTAGCACCATAGATAAGATGTATTGTCCTATCTTCACCACAATGATCTACAATCATATTACACAAAGGAACTAACTGTTTCTCAATGTATTGTGCCAACACTAATATGTTTCCATCAGTAGCACACACCAAACTTCTAATAAACTGATTACGTTTCATATTCGTAGATAGAAACTCCATCTCTTGTTGATAGGTCTTATCCTTCATCATTCGTTTATCATTCTGATTATGATCCAATACTAACACCCGAATATGTAAAGGTGATAGTTGTTTCTTCTCTATCAGTTCAGAGGTAGTAGTGACTTGTTCGTGTACAGAAAACAATCCTTCTAACACCAGACGGTGTATCTCTGTACCATCAAGTGTACCAGTGAGACCTACACGATACTTACAATCATGTAGTTTAGTCATAATACCAGTAAGAGACTTTGCCTTTGCAAGATGAGCCTCATCAACAACAACTGCACCGAACTGACTAAAGTATCTTGTATCTAGTTTGTAGATAGATTGCCAAGTAGAAATGATAACTTCTTTATTTGTATTCTTATCTTTACCAGCATACAACTTGTGGCAGTGCTCATCAGGGAACCATCCATAGTCTGCGAAGTCATTATACATCTGTTCGACTAGACCAGTAGTAGGAACGATGATAAGAATTTTCTTATCTAGTTTTTGTAAATAGTATCTAACTAAGGCATAGATAATAAAAGACTTACCCGAACCTGTCGGTGATAAAATAAGTCCTCTATTATTTTCTATGATGCTATGAATAGCATCTATTTGATATTCTCTCGCCTTGAGTTTACCTTTTTGTAGAGACCAGACAAACTTTGCTGTAAGACTTCTTTCAAGTTTACGCTCTTCAAAATCTTCGGAGAGTTCGTATGTGTGTCCGTTCTCCGTGAGAAAGCTTTTGACATACGGTAGTAATCCAAAATAGATTTTACCAGTACCGGGACTGAATAATCTAATTCTACCATCCCAAACTTTCGCTCTGACTGATGGCATGAATCGAGCTCCTTCAACTTCAAATGTGAAAAACTCTGACAGTTCTCTGCCGATGTCTGGGTCACATTTGATGCGGAGGTACGCTTCATTGAATTTTTCGATTTTAGTTTCCACAACTAGTCACCATGAATAAACTTCTTCCATTCAATAGTGTTTCTAATAGTCCAGTTGCGGTTATTAATCTCCCTTAGTATTCGTTCCAAATAGTCTGCTATCTGTTTGGCATATGCCACCTTCTGACTGAGTTGTTGTAACTCAACATCAGCATCTAGATAGATACCAACATCAGCTTTCAGAACCTTCAGGTCAAAAGGATTTTCTCTATAAACATCCGGTGATGCCTTGCCCGTGTAGTATTCCCACTTGGCACGATACACCACCTTATAGTCATCTTGCAGTTTCTTATACTGCAAGGAATGTTTAGTGTACAACTTTAGGTACTTGTTATGTATTTGAGGAGTACGAATAGACTCAAGGTCTAATTCCGTATCATCAATTCTCAAGTCCCGTTCAACATCATTATATAGTTCTTCAATATTCATAATAAAAAAATAGGAAAGCAGTCAGAGGTTTTGATAACAACCTATGTATGCTTCCACAATATAGTGAGAAGATTTTACCCTACTCTATCAATAACTTGACTGCTTCTTTCTATTTATCAAGCTTTACTTGGTACTACATCAAACCAACTGTAAGCAAACGATGCTTCACAAACTGCATAATCAGTATCGGTTTCTTGTTGACTGTATTCTATGTTACCCAATGAGATTGGAAACGCATCATAGATAAAAACATTTGCGATAGGATTATTCTTACTTGTCAGAATAGTCATCGTAATGTCCGTGTACAAGTTTCTATCACTAGAGGGTGTTACTGCACTTGTTGTTCCATGATCTGTAACATCTTCTTTAAATCTTCTTATCTGTGTTCGTGTATTGTTACCGCGATCAATATGATCTGGTCTAGGAAGTTTATTGAATTGACCTTTACCACTAAAGGGGAAACCAATATTCTTTACCCAGTCATACATCTCCATATAATTCTGCAATGATTCATCAACCATAAATGACATATTAAAGTTGTCGTATTGCATCTTATCACCGACGACAGCAACATCAACAAATGGAGTATACTGAGATGCCTGTGCCATACTAACACCAGGAATATTAGCTCGTACTACAAACCATTCCGTTGTTGGGAAGATAGGCAGATAAACTTTAAACTGATTTGATTGTGAGTAATCAAATACACTAGGTTGTCGTGCAAGAGGATCAGTAGTACCAGTATCAACCGTACTGGTACTACCTCCGTATTCTCCGACCCTTAGATCAGTTGCTGCCATTATGCAGACCAGCCAGTTCCGTCAAGAGCCATCTTAGTACATTCTACTATAATAGTACCAACTGCAGCAGATGCGTTGACTACCAGTAAATCACCAGTAACAGCATTAGTACCTACAGCATTTGTGGGTAGTGCAGGTTGTCCTGATGTGTAACCATATGTGCCACCACCATTTAGAACTATTGCATCCTCTGTTGTGGCGCCTCCACCACCAGTACCATTCCATCTCAATGTAACTACTCCACTACCTAGTGACCAAAATACTTTAGATAGGGATAGTTTTGAACCAGCAATCCATCCTTGTAAACCAGATATATCTATCATTGTCTCGGCCGAATTGGTACCACTGATATTTGCTCTTACCTGAACACGCCAATCGGTATCCATTAAAGTTGTTGCGACTACTGCCATTTTATTTTCCTCATAAAGTTTTCGGAGCGGAAGGCCTAACTCCT